CTAGCAAATCTAACTACAAAATTAAGATCACTTGATTGGACAAAGCATTGGCGAGTAACAGTTGTTGAAGCGAAGGCCAACAGGAGTTTGGAACAAAATTTACGCCTTTGGGAATTGTATACAAGTATTGGCAATCATTTAGGTATTGAAAAAGATAAAATCCATGATCTTATGGGATACAAATTTCTGAGATACCAAACAGAGATTGCTGGTATGCCTGTAGAGCTAGTAAAGTCTACGACAAAGTTAGATACTCAATCCATGTCAGAATATCAACACCAAGTAGAAATTTGGGCGCAAACTATGGGATGGGAATGGGATCTATGAATTATAGAAATCCTAAACTATTAAAATTAGCAGATGGCGCACCATGTATGATGTGTTCTATGCAAGACGGAACTGTAGTGGCCGCACATAGTAATCAGTTAAGAGATGGTAAGGGTACAGGTATAAAGGCCCATGACCACCGCATAGCGTTCCTATGTCACCAATGCCACCACATGATAGATAATGACAAATCATTAGATAAACATGATAGAATAGCAGCATGGGAAGAAGCACACAGAAAAACTATAGGTTGGTTATTCACTAACAACCGTTTGGGGGTAAAATGAAATATTTAGTAGGTATCATAGGTATATGCTTTTTACCTTTTGCAGTAATCTTTGTGGCTTTTGAAGCAGCTTGTGTTTATATTGTTAATAGTTGTAATGAGAATGAATAATGATAGATAAAAAACATATTACAGAAGCAAAAATTGAATTATTATTTCCAACACCTGTAATGTTTAATAGTTTAGACAGAGAATTTACTACAGAAGAGTTAAATTACATTAATACTCATTCTAAAAAAACATATCAAAATATGGGAAATACCACAAGTATTAATAATTATATTTTAAATGAACCTGAATTAATTGATCTTAAAAATATTGTTCAACAACATATTGAAAATTATATTTCTAAAATATATAAACCAAGACATCCTGTAATGCCATATATTACACAATCATGGATTAATTGGACTGAGCCAGGAGAATATCATCACACACATGAACATCCTAATAGTTTTATTTCTGGCGTATTATATATAAACGCAGACACTAAAGAAGATAAAATTAAATTTCATAAATCACGCTATCAACAAATTCATCTTGATACTGATATATATGATATGTTAAATTCTCAATCTTGGTGGTTTAATGTAAAAACAGGAGATATAGTTATATTTCCTTCATCATTAACTCATAATGTAGAAAAAGTAACTGCTGGTAAAACTAGAATAAGTTTAGCTTTCAATACTTTTCTTAAAGGCATTATTGGTGACAATAGATCATTAACAGAATTAAAAAATGATTAATTTAGAAGATTATATTAAGATTTATCCAACTTTAAATAAGGAATTTTGTAATCAAATTATTTCTGAGCTTAAAGAAGTTGAATGGCAACAGCATACATTTTATAACAATTTAGACAAATCATTTCGTACTCAAAGTGGAAATAAAGAATTAGATGTAACTTGGGATAATATTCCTTCCAGAAAAAAATTAACCACAAAAACATGGGAAACAATTAGTCAGTATATTTTAACAGACTTAAACAAATCTTATTTTAGTGGATGGTCAGGATTTACCAATATTAGATTTAATAAATATGAAGAAACAAAATTAATGGCCTTACATTGCGATCATATTCATTCTATGTTTGATGGTAATGTAAAAGGTATTCCAATCATTTCTGTTTTAGGATTATTAAATGATGATTTTGAAGGGGGAGAATTTTTAATGTTTGATAACGAAAAGAAAATGGATTTAAAAGCTGGAGATATTATGATATTCCCCTCAGTATTTTTATATCCGCATAGAGTTGCACCTGTAACCAAAGGTGTTCGCTATGCTTTTGTTGCTTGGGTATGGTAATCATGGCAGATAAAAACCCAATTACAGGTGATCTATTACAATCACGCATGAACAGTAAAGAATTTGAAGAAAACTTTGATCGTATCTTTCGTAAACGCATCAATGAACAAAAACTTAGCAATGATGATATGTTACCTGAATATGAGTTAAACAAATCCACCGGAGAAGTCCAGAAAGTAGACAATGGCAACAAGTCCGACTCAACTAAGTCTTAAACTTTTAAGAGATCAGGGATATACCGTTGCGATAGTTGAACATTGGAACGCATTTGCAAGAATACGTCAGGATTTATTTGGGTTTATAGATATATTAGCTTTAAAAGGTAAAGAAGTATTAGCAGTACAAACAACCACAGCAAGTAATATGTCAGCAAGAGTTAATAAGATTGCCAACAATGAATATGTAGGTGCAGTTCGTGATGCTGGCTGGACTATTCATGTACATGGATGGCATCAAGATGATAAAAAGAAATGGCATTGTAAAGTTAAGGATGTCAGTTGAAATTTCAATCAGAGCAATATTATTACCAATACAAAGATGCAGTAATGGAAGCAATAGGCGAGGATAAAATGACTTGCCAAGATATGTCTTTAAAATTAGGTGTACATTACAACAGAATTAAATGGGTTATGTATAGGCTTAGAAATGAAGATCATCTATCATCATACAAATACAATGACATTACATATTACCTAAAGCCTAAACCGCATCCGTTACAATCTATATTTGGCCATGAAGTAAAGTTTACAGAAGATCAGATAAAATCATCACAAGTTTATAACGAAAAAGACGCTAAACATAATTTAAGATTTAACCCAGATCAAGATTCATTTCATGGTAGTTCTATTGCAGGCGAAGGAGTGAAAATAGGAACATGACGCAAGAAGATATTATTGCTATATACAAAAAGGTATTTCCAACAGGTTACGAACCGGTTAGCGTAGAACGCATGATAAGGTTTGCCAGACTTATAGAAGAAAAGGTTAAAAATGCTTAGTATGGATCGTTTATTATGTATATGTGAGGACTGGGCTTTATATATGAAGTCACATGATAGTCATAAACTAGGCTTCCCCAAAAAGTCAATTGGCTTTATATCAGGGGGAGAATCAACAGCAGACGCTTTTTTGGAAATGGTCAGTGCGCAAGACTTAAAAAATGTCCATACTCTGGACAGTATCATTCATTCATTGCCTAAGGAACAACAGGAAGCTATCTATACACGCTTTTTAAAGACTAGAAAGCCATTTGCTTATGAATTTAAGTTAGAACTTGCTATGGACAACCTTATGACAATTGCAGGCAGACGTATAAATGCCTAAAATAAAATACACAAGTATAGTCATTTTTGATATAATCGAAGTTGTGGGATAATTGTATCTATATGTTCCGCATAAGCTCACTTAAAACGTGGGCTTTTTTTATATCATTACATAGGGAATCAAGTGAAAATCACAGTATGCCAAGATTGCGGAGACGTGTATGACTACACCGGATACCCTACTTGCCCTGAATGTATTAGAGATGGTGATACAACCAAAAAAGAAATACCCAAATTACTCCAGAAAGAACAAGATGCCTTACTCAGCCAAACAGAATAAGCTTTTTAGAGCCGCAGAGCATAATCCTGCTATTGCTAAAAAAGTAGGCATACCACAAGCAACAGCCGCAAAGATGGCAGCAGAAGGTGTAAAGAAAGATCCCCATAAACTAGCGCAAGCCCTAATGAGTAAATAATATGATCGGTTCACCAGAAAATAACTTCAATACTATGCAAAATCAACAACCTAGAAATCAAATGCTAGGTAATGCTTTGCGTAATACATCTAATTACAGACAACCTAACCCAGCACAACCAAGCATATTACCAGCAAGCCAATACGGTAACCCTACTCCACAGATGAGTAATATGCAGATGCCACAATCAAACGCATCATTTAACATGCAACCACCAATACCTAATATGAACCAAGCTCCACAAGCACCACAAGGCCCTATGAATATGGGTCAATCACAAGGCCAAAACAGATTTGGTGTAGGATTAGCCAAACCAATGCCACAAATGACACAGGTATCCTAATATGAATGAATTTATAGCCACATTATTCTTAGCTAGAGAACTAGCACATAGATACCATTTATCTACTAAAAGCTATTCACAACATAAAGCTTTACAAAACTTCTACGAAGATCTATTAGACTTAACAGATGATCTAGCAGAAATCACACAGGGCGCACATGGCCTATTAGATATACCTATCCTTACAGAAAAGAAAACATACAAAGAACCTTTATACTGTATCGCTGACAAACTACAATACATAGAGAAAAATCGCTATAAAGCATATAGCAAAGAAGATACAGCTCTACAAAACAAGATAGACGAAATCGTAGCAGTATTCTTAACAGCTATCTACAAGCTAGAAAACCTAAAGTAACATGGCTTCATTAAGGGATACACTAGCTGGCTTATTTGCTAAAGAAAGCCCTTCAGCAATACAAGGCACACCGCTAGGTAAAGCATATCCAAAATTAGCTCAACCAGAAGCACCGTTAGAAGCACCATTTTTATCACCTGATGATCTTATAGGCACAGGGATAGGTAAAGCAGCTTTAGTAGGTGCAGGTAAAGCAATGCCATTAATAGCAGGCACATTTATTGGCCCTAAGTCTAAACTATGGAATACAGAAGCTCATTCATTAGCTAAAGCATTAGAAGCTAAGGGAGCAAACCCAGAAGAAATATGGAAACAAACAGGTAATGTAAAAGCACCTGATAATATGTGGCGTCAAGAAATATCAGATGTAAATGCTACCACAACTTTCCCAAAAAGAAATACAATGGGTACAGTTATGCCTATGGA